TCTTCGTCCATAGTATTTTCCTCCATAGGAATTATTGAAATTGATTTATTATCAGCTTCAACCGATTCCTCGACCGCATCCACCGCTGATTCCTCAGCCTCCGGGATTGCCTCCGCGATTTTCTCAGTCTTCGCTTCGATTACAGCGAAATCGTTCGCTGGTAGTCGCCACTCATTGATATCAAACAGCGCAAGCTCACCGACCGGCCACACGCTGATTAGCCCACCCGCATCTTTTCTGACCAGATGATTTATTGCCCCGCTCGACGCCCGCAGCTCTGTTATATCCGCCTTCATCAGCCGTTGCGCTAATGGCTCTTCACTATCTAAAACAGGCTCAAACCAATGCCCGCGTTCATCAGCTCCAACATATGTGGCTCTGCCAATAAGCGCTGGTATTTTCTGCTTCTTACCAATTGTATCAGGATCGAAGCCGTGATAATAAGTTAAGTTTACTTTATCACCTACTTTCAGCCAAATGTCCGTTTCAGGTGTAAAAGCTTCACCATCCAAATCGCGCCCGTCTATTGGACCCCCAAAAGGAACGCCAAGCACACGCCAGCCCGTTTCAACATAATCGCCGTCAGCCTTCATGCGCTTTTCGGTGTCATCCTCACGCTCGATTATCCCCTCAGGAACCTGTATCTTAATTCTATATAGCTCAGACATTTGCCACCTCTTGTTCTAAAGCTCTCATAATTTCATGCTCAATACGTGGAGCATAAACTCTCGCCGCTGTATCTACATTCAACCAGCCACTCGCAATATGCTGTGCAGTTTGCTTTGAACCTTGCACCAATTGTGCATAACTGGCATTATTGCCAATTACCGCAGTCCACCCAGTATTACGCATCTCAATTGCCCAGCGCGACCCGAGCTTTTCACTTCCCGGTCCACCGCGCTTATATGGCACGGTAATATCCCCGCGCTTCAAATGATAAAAGAAGCCTTTCCTCACCCGCTCATTCGAACGGATAAGCGGATTAGACATCGGATATTTTCGCGGATATTCCCGCAGCTTGCCCTGAAGAAAGCGCGCTTGATTAGCAATGACGGCTTTTACCCGCGTCATCTGCTCAAGCTTCGTCAGCTTTGCGATCAATTCTTCGGCACCTTCAACGCGAATGCTAATTTCCATTACTTGTCCCTCTTTTTTGGCTCATAAGCAGTCATACATCTGCAACGAGGATGCAGAGGGGGATAAACCCCATCTGTAATCGGCTTTTTATGGCGCGGGCCGCAAACTGGGCAGACCATTTCATCATTGGCAGTCAGCCAAATTGGTACTAACTCAATGCCAGTTTCTTTTGTCATTTGGTCAACCGCTGCACGCTCCCCTTCAACAACCGCCCTTGTTGTTTCCGTTGTAGCAATTAGCTCAGCCCGTCTTGGTGAATGCCAGCGTTCCAGATGCCGCGTTAAGTCCTCAATTGTCCAATTCTCGGTGAAAAAGCGCGGAACTGTTTCATTGACACCATCGTAAGTCGTTTGAAACATCTTTTGTAATAAGTCAGATAAATTCGTCCTTGCCCAATTAGCAGCTGTGTTATTCGCAAGCCCCCAGTCAATCCCTATACCAATCCCGTCAGCTAAATCCATTGCCGCTTCGATATAAGTATCCACCAGAATCGGCTCAACATCCTTCTGAATATCCTTCCAGCCGCCCTGCCAATATTCAGCTGGTACGTTCGCTAAGTTAGGTGGATCACCTAAATAATTGAGCAATTTGTCAAGCTCAACGCGCAAATCCTTACTCAGCACCCGCGCTAACTTACGCTCAATCTCATAGCGGTCAATCATGGATAACCTCTCCATGCAATTACTTGGTCAAAAACCCGCCTCACGTCCTCAACCGACTTCGCACTTTCCAAAGCCCCGCTTATAGCTCCGTGCAAGCTCGGCTCAATTATACTCGTCTCAAACTCGCGCAATCCCTTGCCTTCTTTAATCCGCTTTTCAGCCATACGCTGCCATCGCCGCAGTTCAGCTTCCTGTTCATCAACCTGTTCTGGTTCGCGCTCATCCAGCTGCTCTTGACGCGCATTCAGCATCGCCGCTTGTTCATCAGTCAATGTGTAACCGGCCAAATCCAGCGCAAGCTCAATTGGAATTCCAGCAAGTACCAGCTTATTCAGCAGCTCGGCTCTGTCCACTTCATCCTCTTGGAAAATGTCCATTTCCTCAAACTTGAATTCCAGCCGCATACCATCACGAGCCAACAATTGCGTATTCAGAGCATCCTCAAACATCCGTGCTCTTGGCTTGATGGTATCCTCATAAAACGATAAGCGATCTTCCTGTGCGGTTGCATAATTAGCCGCCTCGCTATCCAGCAGCGTCTGCTTTATACCAAACGCCATTGCGATATTATCTTTGGATATTTTATCCAGTTCTGTGAATGCCAAGTCTTTTAGAGGCGGCGTTAGCGTTGTAGCTGTAATTGAACCTGCCCGCATTCCCATAACCCGAAATGCGTTCTTAATTGTAGTCGCCGATCTCTTGAACCAATTTTGAACACGCTCAATCTCATTCCGGTCATTCGTGTCAATGCCCAGAAGTGTGACTGGCATCGCCCCACCCTCAAAATACATCTCAGGGAATTTGCCTATCGCATACAACAGCTTCGCATCTATCTTGGAAGCAATTCCAGCACCTACGCCCGGCAATATATCCTGTGACGGGTCATACTCGCTAATGTAAACCATCTCGTACTTGCCAGCGTTCAAGTCGTTAGCCCAGCTTGCCCCGCTGCTATTCTGCTTGAATGTGATAATGCCCTTGTCATACTTTACCGTCATGTCAAACGGATTTCGGTATCTCACGTCTTTGCGATAACCGGTCTTGTTAGTGATAATTTCACCAAACGCTGCACCTGATAATAAGCATGAGGCTTCCCAGCGCCACAGCAATTCGCCAAGTTTAGTCGGATACGGCCAGTCAACTTCTTTATCCTCACCCTTGTAAATTTTCACCGGAACGCTCGCAAGTGCATCGCATCTTAACTGCACTGCCCTAAAGAATATCGGCACGCGTTTATATAAAGTCGCAACGGAGTCTGGCACGCCATCGCTGGTGAGCATCTCCACCCATCCGGGAATGTTCGTTATTGTTTTATAAGTATCCGCCATCCCGCCTCCGCTATTCCTCTAACCACAATATTGTACCACCGCTGTTCACACCATACCACGCAATTGCTAAGCTCATCACACAGTCATCATTCATCCCATCCGGTGCAGAATAACTAAACCCGCCCGATGCATTGCGTTTGCTCTCAAAACTCAATAGCTCACCAATAAGCACAGGATTATTAAGAATCCTGATTTGCCCATTCTCAAATGCTGCTTGCAAGTTCTGAATAATAGACTGCTTCGTTGCCGAAGTCGTTGTAAACGGGATAATATTCAGCCCGCGTGCAACTAACTCGTCAATGACCGGTCTGCCAATACTATTGCTCTCAACCACCATCGAAGTCATATGATAGCGGTGATAAACAGCTTCTAACCGATCAATCAGCACCGGATAATCCACGCGGTTGAACCGATCGAGATAAACTTGGTCTTTTGATTCCGCGTCCAGCACCGATACAACAGTAAAGTCAACCGAAGCCGCAACGTCAACACCTGCAATGTACTGCTTACCTTCCTCATATTCTCTTGGCTCTAAAACAGCAGCCTCTTGTACCCGCCTGAATACGCCGCCAGCGTCATCGATAAACTCTGCTAAGTATTCCTGCCTGAATATCATCTCAGGCAAATCCCGCTTAGCCGCCTCAATTTCTTCCTTAGCAATAAACGGATTGCTGGAAGTCGGAAATGTCCACGATTGCCAGCCATCCTCACCACTTACCCCACGCTGATAAATTTCCCAAAGCCAGTTGCGCCCCTTTGGAGTTGAGATGAACAGCACTTTGCCTTGCCTATCTGATAATGCCGGTCTTATAGCCTCAGTCCACGCTTCCCGCTGCATAAACGCGCATTCATCCATTACAACAAAATCCAGACCTTCACCGCGCAATGAGTCTGGATTATCCGCTGACCTTACCGCCACGAAGCCACCGCCCGGAAAGTTCACCACTCGGTCAACCAGCCGTATCTCAGCGCCCGGTATCTTGCGCACAATTTGCCGCAATGGACGCCAGCCTACCTCACTGGTCTTATAACTCGGGCTGACCCACCAAGCCCGCCCGCCTTGCGCTGCCACATCCAAGCATTCATTCACACCCAAGCGCGTCTTGCCCCACCTGCGCCCAGCACTCAGCACCTTGAAGCGCGCATCTGAATTATGCACCTCAAGCTGCCCTGCATGCGGTTTAGCGTTAATCTTGGTTGTTATCAATGCTATCCCAATCTACAATAATCGCCCCGCCATCAGCGCCCGTGACTTCCTGACGCTCTACATAGCCACGAGATTTGC